TTGGGCGGCGTCGGCCTCCCCCTGGAGCGGGCCACCTACTGGCACGGAGGCGTGCCGGGCCTGATGGTAGGCGAGTACATCCTCCCGCCCTCCGTCACCGGCACCGCCGTTACCCTGTCTGCATACGGGGGCTGCGTGGAGCCGCGGCCCGGGTACCTCCCCACCCGCGTGTACGTGACGCCGGAGCACAAGGCGGCGGAGGTGTTCGCCGCCCTCTTCCCGGGTGGCGGCTGGGTCTACCGGGTTGAGCCGGAGGGGGAGCTCGAGGCCGACCCGGGCAGCACTGAGCCGGGGCTCTCCTTCGCCTGCGAACGCGCCCGCATCATCGAGGCGACGCCGCTCGACCCGCTCACCATCGCCTGCATCCTCGAGTCCGTCCTTGCGGGAGGTGCGGCATGAGCACCACACCCACCACCGCCGAGACGTTCGCCACGGTGCGCGAGGCCGTAGAGACATGGGGCGAAGTGCTGTGCGTCAACTCCATCGGGCGCAACAAGGTTCGCGATGCCCTCGCCCTGCTGGAGTGCCGTATGGGGGCGCTGGGGCGGGCGGTAGATGCCGAGGTCGTCCAGTGGAGCGGCGACCAGTCGTGGTGCAGACGGTGCCGGACTCGCACGACACAGGTGGTGAGTCCGCGCGTGCCCCACAGGCATGCGCCGGATTGCGTCCTCGCCGACGACTCCGAGGATCTGGCGGACGCCCTGGACCTGGAGTCCTACGCCCATGCGCAGATGCGCCAGGCGCTGGTGGAAGAGCGCGCGGCCCGCGAGCAGGCGGAGGCGGAAGCGCAGCGCCTATACGTCGAATCCTGGGGCGCGGCGGTGCAGGTGGCCGAGGTGCGCGAACTGCTGGAGGCGGAGGTCTTCTCGGCAGACGTAGTGAGGCTGACGAAAGCACTCGCTGAGCAGCAGCGCGTCCGTGCCGAGCAGGCAGAGCGGGAGTTGGCGAAATCGGAGCAGGAGCGTGACGAGGCGCTGAGGAAGGTCAGCACCGAGAGAGCCGCCCGCGAGCGCGCCGAGGCGGGCAACGCGGCGCTGCTGGAGCGCCTCGGGGCTGTGGAGCTGGCGGCGCGCGCCGTCCTCCGCGTGACGGACACCCCCACCACCTTCGAGCAGGCGGCGGCGCGGCAGCAGGAGATGGGAGAGGCCCTCTCCAACCTGCGGGGAGTGCTCGGCCCCGTCAGCACGCCGCCCCCGGACACCGCAGTGGCGGACCGTCGGAACGACTGCACCTGCACCGGCCACTGCCGAGGGGCGGAGGGTCTGGGCGAGGGCTGGCGGTGCGCCATGCAGGCCCACAAGGCGGTGGGCCATGGCTGAGCACTGCGAGCGCCCCATCCTGTTCAGCGGCAGCATGGTGCGAGCCATCCTCGACGGCCGGAAGAACCAGACGAGGCGTGTCATCACGCCGGTGCAACCTGACGTTCGTGGCCTCTGGCCCGGCGGCAGGACTCCAGGGTCGCTCCCCGGTGACTGCCCCTACGGCCAGCCCGGGGACCGGCTGTGGGTGCGCGAGACTCACTGGATCGGCCCATTGGCTCGGAACAGCGCGGGAGATCGATGTCCGACGTGGCACGGTTTGCCCTACTCGGTGAGTCCAGACGGGTGCTCAGCCGCCTTCTACAAAGAGGGGTTCGACCGCAGCGAGCCGCGCTGGCGCCCCTCCATCCACATGCCTCGGTGGGCCTCGCGCCTCACGCTCGAGGTGACGGGCGTTCGCGTCGAGCGGCTGCAGGACATCTCCGAGGAGGACGCAAGAGCGGAGGGCGTCGAGCGCGACGCGAAGTATCCCGACCGTTGGAAGAACTACGTCGGCGAAGTCTCCGGCCCAGATGCCGTTGATTCGTTCTTCTCTCTCTGGGCCTCCATCCACGGCACCGCGTCCTGGGACGCCAACCCCTGGGTGTGGGTCGTCGCGTTTCGCCGGATGGCGGGCGCCACTCCATGAGGACGATCAGCAAGCCGGGGCTCGTCATCGACCTCTTCGCGGGCGGTGGAGGGGCCAGCACGGGAATTGAGGCCGCGCTGGGCAGGACGGTAGACGTGGCCATCAACCACAGCGCCACCGCGCTGGCGGTGCATGCGAAGAACCACCCCAGGACGAAACACCTCACGGCGGACATCTGGGAGGTGAAGCCAAAGGAGGTGACGCGCGGACGGCCGATGGATGTGCTCTGGGCGTCGCCCGATTGCACGCACTTCTCTGTCGCGAAGGGTGGCGTCCCTCGCGAGAAGGGCATCCGCTCGCTGGCGTGGGTTGTCGTGGAGTGGGCACGCGCGGTGCGCCCGCGCGTCATCTTCCTGGAGAACGTCGGCGAGTTCCGCACCTGGGGCCCGCTCGGTGAGGACGGGCGCCCGGACAAGGCAAGGATGGGGGAAACCTTCGAGCAGTGGCTCGGGGCGTTGCAGATCCTGGGCTACCAGGTGGACTACCGCGTTTTGGACGCCAGCCACTATGGCGCCCCCACGAAGCGCCGACGGCTGTTCCTCGTGGCGCGGTGCGACGGTGAGCCGATTCGCTGGCCGGAGCCGACGCACGGCCCCGGGAAGCTGCCACTTCGCACCGCAGCGGAGTGCATCGACTGGAGCCTGCCGTGCCCCTCAATCTTCGGGCGGAAGAAGCCGCTCGCGGAGAAGACGCTCTGGCGCATCGCGGAGGGCATTCGCCGCTTCGTCTTGGAGAACCCGACGCCCTTCATCGTCGGGTGTGGCGGCCGGGCCGGGCAGACGCCACCTACACCGGTGAACGCTCCGGTCGGCACCATCATCGCGAAGAACGATCGGGCCATCGTGGTGCCATCCATCGTGAAGGTGAACCACGGAGGCGAGGCCGCTCGTGGAGAGGCCATCAATGAGCCGCTGTCCACGGTGACCGCGCTGCGCCGGGGACATGCGCTCGTTGCCCCCACCCTGGTGCAGACCGGGTATGGGGAACGTCCTGGGCAGCGCGCCCGGACATTGGACCTGCACGACCCCCTGGGCACGGTGGTGGCGGAGGGCCAGAAGCACGCGCTCGTGTCCGCCTTCCTCACGAAGCACTACGGCGGTGTGGTGGGAGTGCCCTTCGACGGACGGCCGATGGACACCGTCACCGCGCAGGACCACCACGCGCTCACCATCGCCACGCTGGCGCCCTCCGGACCCGCCCAGGACTTCCGCATCGCCGAGGTTCGCGCGTTCCTCACCACCTACTACGGAGACGACGCGACCTCGGGGCAGCGCGTGGACCGGCCGCTGCGGACCATCACCGCCAAGGCCCGGATGGGGCTGGTTCTCGTGGAGGGCATTGAGCACCAGATCGTGGACATCGGCATGCGGATGCTGGAACCGGAGGAACTGCTCCGCGCCCAGTTCGGCCGCTTCGCACAGGGATACGACCTGAGCGCAGCCACCAGCAAGGCGTCGAAGGTCCGGCTGATAGGAAACAGTGTCTGCCCCGAGGTGGCCGAGGCCGTGGTGCGCGCCAATCTGGGCGAGCTCTCGTCTGAGAGGAGGGCTGCATGACCTGCCCACTCCCGCTCCCCGAGGCGCGTCGGCGCCAGGTCGCGCTCCTCCTGCGCACCACGCCCGTGGACGAGCTCCCCCTCCTGCGCGCCCGGCTCTACGCGGCGACGCCTGCGGTTGGGCTCGCCGAACTCCGCGGACGCGAGCCCAAGAGCCGGTGCGCTGTCTGCTGGGTGCTTCGTCCCGTTCGCCTGCAGTGGAAGGAGTATGGGGACGCGCACCGGTACACCTGCGACGAGCAGACCTGCCAGAAGATTTGGCAGCGCCTCGCCAGGTGGGAGGAAGCCGCCCGTGCCGAGGCCCAGGCTCGCCTCGTCGAGTCCGTCTGCCAGGGGGTGCCCGCATGAAGCCGCTCCGCCCGGTAGATGCGGTCTTCCGCATCGCCACCGCCCTCCTGCTCCTCGCGTGGCTGCCCGCCCTCTTCGGGTGGTGGGCCGCCCGCGTCCTCTACGTCCTCTCCTTGCCGGTGGTCGCCGGCCTTTCCCTCTTCATCGCCTTCCGGAGGCCCTCATGAGCCCCACCAGTAGGGCTGGCGCCGGACCGAGGCACTGGCGGGTCCTGGAGGTGCGTTACGAAACAGGTAGTCTTGTGATGCTCTACTGGATGAGTCGCGTAGGCATTGGCAGTGGTGTGTCGCGCAGGTACGCCCGCAGTGGGCCCGTCCGCGTCGAGAGGGAAGCGCCATGACGTGTTTGCCGTGGTTCAAGCTGTTCAGCGACTTCTCCGAGCACCCGAAGACGCTGGCGCTGCAGGCCGAGCTCGAGCACCCGGAGGCGGACGCCTTCGTGCTGCGCATGTGGTGCTACCTGGCCAAGGCCGCCCCCACCGGTAGCCTCACGGGCCGGCACGCCGGTGTAGTGCTGGAGCGTGCGATCCGGTGGACGGGGCAGCCAGGGCGCTTCGTCGAGGCTGCCCTGGCTGTGGGCTTCCTGGAGCAGGAAGGGGAGAACCTTGTCGCACACCACTGGGCGGAGGTGCAGGGCGCGCACGTGGCCAAGGTGGAGCGGGACAGGAAGAAGCCGGACGGCAAGAAGGCCTCCCGCCAGCCTCCCGCCATGTCGCCGCAGGACTCCCGCGCCGCTCCCCCCAACATCCCGCGCGGGAGAATGGAGGAACCGGCGAGGGATGTTCGGGGGGAGAGTAGAGAGAAGAGAGTAGAGAGAGAAACAGAAGATCCCCCCCTCCCCCCGAAGGGGGTTGGAGAAACACCCACAGACCCACACCACTCGCATCCCGTTCCCGCTGCCGTCGACGGCGAGGCTCGGATGGCGGCGCTGGACCTGGTGCCTGCCCCTCGACGGCTGCGAGCAGCCGGGACGACGCCGACAACCTCACCGCCCGCCGAGCTGCCCAGAGCCGAGCCCTCGCCGGCCGTGGCCGAGGCGCGCGATGCCGGCGGGATGCTCGCCTTCGAGTCCGGGCCCTCCACGTCCGGTGGACTCACGGTGCCGGATGTCGTGGACGCTGTGCACCGCGAGGTAATGCAGGGGCGGCCGTACCCGTGGGACCCGAAGCAGGACGACAAGGCGTCCACAGCCCTGCTGTCGCTCTGCATGGCCGAAAAACTACCCATGGCGCGGGTGCCCGAGGAAGTCGGGCGCCGCTTCGGCCGGGCCCTGGTGCGCAGCCTGGACCGGTACGCGAAAGGCAGCAGCAAGGCCGTGACGCTGCGGGAGCTCGCGCGCCGCGAGTGCTGGGCAGCCAACGCCGAGCCGCCCGAACGCGAGCAGGAAGAGCGCGACCCGCTGAGCGGGACGCTTCGTGTGCGGTCCGTGGTGCTTGAGCCGTGGGATGCCGTGGCCGAGTCGCTCTCGGCGAGGGGGGCGCAATGAGCTGCGCGGCGATTCCTCCCTCGATGCTGGTGACCCAGGTGCTGGCGAAGCTGCAGCAGGCCCGCGAGCGCGTTGCCCACGGGTGGCCGTCCATCCCCTGCGCGCTCGCCTCGGGCCCTGGGGCCACCGTTGCCGATCGGCTCGCCGCGGCGAAGGCTGCCCAGAAGTCCGGTGTGGACGCTCCGCCCTGGGTGCGCACGCTCGCCGAGTGCCTCTCGCGAGTCGAGCATGCTCGGGCCCTGTGGGGCACGACGCCGGACGCCCTGCCACCGCTCGCGGCCGGCATCGCCCCGTGCGCCCTCGACCTCCGCGACCACCTCGGGTTTGCCCGGGCCTGCGCGGAGAAGCACTTGGCCTGGGAGGACTCGGGCGGGCTTACCCGCCCGCAGGCCCTGTGCGTCCTGCACCTGGCCGTCACCCTCGCGAAGTGGGACGCGCAGCAGCAACGCGCCACCGTGGCCACCCACGCATTCCAGCCCCTGCCCACCCTCCGCCGGGCACCGCAACCGAGTAGGCGGCCCGAGCCTGCATCCGAGTTCCGCAGCCTGCGTGACCTGGCGCGCGTCGCCGACGCCTTTTCTGACTGGGGCGAGGAGGAGACCGACCGATGACGTGCCCCGTCCCGACCTACAGCATCGAAGTGCCCGTGAAGACGGCGAGCACCAGCAACCTGCGCGAGCACTGGGCCGCCCGCCACAAACGGACGGACGCGCAGAAGGCAGCCACCCGGCGCCGCTGTCCGGAGTGGACGGCCGGGCCCCTGCTGGTGGTGCGCCTCGCCCGGGTGGCCCCGCGCAAGCTGGACGATGACAACCTGCGTGGGGCGCTGAAGTCCGTCCGGGATGCCATCGCCACCTGGCTGCGCGTGGACGACGCCTCCCCGCTGGTGCGCTGGGAGTACCTCCAGGAGCGGGGCCCCACGCCGCTGGTGCGCGTGGAGGTGTGGCTGCCGCATCTGGCCCAGGCCAGCGCCACTATCCCGCCCGTCACGCATGCCTCCACCGACGCTCCAGTGGGGCAACCGGGGTTCATCCCGGCCCTGCTTCCGGCGCAGTACCGCCAACGCTCGCTCGCGGAGCTCGCCACCCCAGCCAGCTACCCCGCCGCGCTCAGGAGGACGCCATGACCTGTGCCGCGAACCCCGCCCGTCCCACCTCCATCACTTGCACCTGTGGCTGCGTCGTGCCGGTGAAGCCCCACGGCCCCATCCCTGTCATGTGCAGCACCTGCGCCGAGGCTCGGCAGAGGGCGCGGGAGCTGGCGTGGCAGCGCCGCCACAAGGAAGATGGGGGGCCCTTCGTCGAGCAGCTCGGGGCACTGGAAGGGGCCGAGGAGCTCAAGGACGGGCGAAAGCGGCTCGGCTGCGAGCTGGCGCACCTCCGGGCACGTGTGGAGGCCCTGGCCCGTGATTGGGGGCTGCCCGCCCCGACGCGCAGCCCGCTGGCGTAGCCCGGCGCAATCCGTGCGCGTTTCGGCCTCCCGTGTGCCAATGGCGGCATGCCGTGCGCAGCGATTCCGAATAGGCCTTCTGTGGGTGAGCGGATCCTGACGCCCAGTCCGGATGCACAGGGCCAGGCCGCGTTCCCCTTCCTCTTCTCTGTCCCCACGCGCGAAGTGCGGCGCGGCGAGCGCGCCCGCCGGCCGCACCTGCGCGGCCGCACCTCCCCGGGTGTAGACACCCGGCAGCGGGTGCTGCCCTTCCGCCGCACTGCCGCTGGCAGCCTCCTGACGCCGGAGCTCGCCGAGGCCATGGAGACGGCGTTGGCCGAGGCCCGCGGGAGCGCCGAGGGTGGCCGCCGGCAGCGCGCCGCGGAGGCCCAGTTGCTGGAGCTGCTGCTGCCCTTCCTCCAAGCTGCGGTGGCGCACGCGTGGGCCACCCACCCACGTACCCACCTGGAAAAGGAGGACTTGCTGCAGGAGGCGCGGCTCCGTGCCCAAAAGCTGTGGCGGGGTTTCCGCCCTGGCTGGGCTGGCCCCGGGCGCACCCTCTACCCCGCCTACGCGGTGAAGGCCGTGCGCCAGCAGCTGGGCAACGTGCTCGAGGAGGCGCGGCTGGTGGGCCCCACCCAGTGGGGGCGCAAGCTGGCCGCCCGCGCCCGGCGGCGGGTGAAGCGGGAGGAACTCTCCTATGAGGACGCGCTGAGGAAGGAGGGCGCGGACCACGCGACCACCCTCGGGCTCACCCTGACGGCCACCCGCGCCGACGAGCGCGAGGCTGCAGCCCTCGCCGACGAGAGCGACGCGCACCGGGAGGAGCTCGCCCTGGAGTCCGCGGCAGTGGCCGCGCTCCGGCGCCTCCCCCGGCTCGAGCGCGAGGCCGTCGCCGTCCCCCTCGGGCTCTCCCGGCTGCAGCTCTCCGACGCCGGCCTCGCCCGGCACCTGGGGTGCACCCTGGCTGAGCTGCACTCGGCGCGCGAGCGGGGGTTGGCGACCCTTCGGAAGGGCATGGCCAGGAGGTCGGAATGATCATCGTCACCAAGCGAGAGGGGCCCTGCCGGGCCTGTGGCGGGCGCATCCGCAAGGGGGAGTACGCCGACTTCACCGCGGAGAAGGGCGCGGCCCATCCCGAGGCCCAGTGTTCCTCTGTGCCCGCGCGCTACCGGCCCAACCTCCGAGCTGGGGCGTGCAGGTGCGGCACGTGGGTGAAGGCCGGGCAGGGGCGGCTGCGGCTGGTGGAGGACGCCGGCGGCGCCGGGGGTAAGAAGAGCTGGGCGGTCGACTGTGACACGTGCGCGAGCTTGTGACACCGTCGGAGGGCGGATAGGTTCGCGACGCGAAGGGGGAAGTCATGGTTAGGATCCTCACCGTCGTCCTCGCTGTATCCGCAGCGGCATGCGGCTCAAACGAGTCTCAGGCGCCGAGCGCTCAGCAGAGCCAAGACCTCAGCGCCATCCGCTGTGCTCCGCGCTCCGTTTTGGGGCAGCCCTCTTCGGCCCTATCGACGTGTGGCTCCTCCTGTTTCCACTCCACTGACATCAATGGAGGGACACGACTGGAGACATGGACGTTCTGCCCCGCAGGTGGTCCATGCGGCAACGACTGCACCGGCGGGGTGGTATTTTTTGCGAAGGACGGCGTGCTGGTCGGGTGGAGTAGCAACGTCCCGAATCCGTAGTCACATGGTGCCGACCGACTCTGCCAGGAACGTGACCCCATCCAGATTAATGGGTGACGCTCCTGTCAGCGGAATGACGGCTCCGGTGGCAGCATCGATTCGAATAGTGGCCGGCCCAGAAGAGCCAGCACACGCATAGTCTGAGGTGAAGCCCGGCCGATCTCCGTCGTCCAGGTAGAACGCCGCCGCGCCGAGGGCCCCGCCCGTGATTGCCCCGCTCAGGCGAACCTCGCCAAGAGAGTTCATTCTGTAACGCGGTTGTACCTTGACTCCGCCAGCCGATTTCCACCCATTCTCGGTGTTGGGGTAGCGATAGAGGAAGGTGTTCGGGGTCAGCACAACGCGGGTGGAGTCGACATACACCGAGTATCCCGTCGGGGTTGACTTAGACACCACGATGCTGGCGTAGCGCGCGGCCGCCGGAGCGGTGACAGGGCGAGATCGCAGGCCCAGTGTCTGCCATACGTCTGAGCCAGCAGAGTAGGTCTGTGAAACGAGCACCTCGCTAACGAGTGCCCCGGTTGAGTTGTGCCACCTGACCTGGAGAGATGCGGTGTGGGTCGTGTTCTCAGGCGCGGGGATAAGGACCACTGCCGACGCGATGAGCCGATCTCCCGGCCTCACGGTGAACCGCTGGCTTTCAATGAAGGGGGTGCTCCCTCCGAGGAGTCGAACCGACCTAATGCCGCTGAAGACCGTGCCTGTCTCCGCGGTGATATCCGTTCCCCATGTGCCTCTGCCGACCGACCACGCATCTGGAGGCAGGCTCACATCTGTATGGGCCTCGAAGTCGGAGTTGAGGGGCATCGCCGCCCATGTGACGTTCTGGGAGACGTCCCCCGGGGTGACGTGCCGTGGCGTAAGCGTCACCACGTCCGATGCCGGGCCCACGTTGCCCTTCTCCGTCCGGGCGCGCACGCGGGCGTAGAGCGGCACCCCGGCCTTCAGGCCCGTCAGGTCGAAGCACGTAGTGCTGGCCACCGATCTCAGGGTGTCACGCGAGAGCGTGAAGCCTGGGGTGGTGCCGACGTGCAACTCGAACTCCACCGCGGGCACGCCGTTGTCGCCGCTGGGGTCGGTGAAGCTGAGGACTGCGCCCGTCACGGAGTTGGTCACCACGAGGGAGTGCGGCGCGGCCGGGCCGGTGAAGGGGGCGGCCGGGGCCACGCCGGGCCGGGCCTCCATGTCGAGCCAGGTGCGCGGGGAGAGAGACGGTTTCCCGCGCAGCGACAGGCGTGTGGTGCCGTCGCCCGAGCTCCCGCTGTGAGTCACTTGGCGCACGGCCAGCGTCTGGCCCGCGCTGAAGTGCACCCCATTGGCCGAGAGCTGCACCATGTCCCCCAGCTCCAGGCCGGGGTGGAGACACACCTCGAGCTCGGCGGACATGTCGGCCTGCGAGAGATCATCGAGCGCGCTCTGCGCCAGGCGCCCCGCCTCGGCCTCGGTGTCGATATTGGAGGTGCTCGCCTCGGTGAAACGACAGAAGCGGTGCAGGCGGGTGCCCGAGGGTGTCAGGAAGCCGTAGCGGGCCAGCGCCGCCGCGCTCTCCTTGCGCACCGTCTTCCTCTTCGGCTGGCCCTTGGCGTCCAGGTCGGCGGTGTCCGAGTACACCACCTCCACCGCGGTGCGGATGTCGGCCAGGGAGACGGGCAGACTGGGCAGCTCCGTGTAGTCCCCGGGCCCGTACGTCCACGCCACCGAGGCGCCGGTGCGGTCGGGCCCGTATAGCCACACGCCCCAGTCGCCCGTGTCGGCGCGCCACTTCTGCCGCACCTCCCAGCCTCGCGCTGTGGCGAGCTTGGAGAGCGCCTCGAAGACGGGGCCAACCGGCTCCTTGTACTTGCCCAGGGCCTGGGTGGAGGGGACGGGTGCGTAGAGTCCGATGAAGCCGAGGCCCGCGTCGAAGAGGACCTGCTGGCACACCGTCTCCAGCGCCACGCCCGCGTCGCTGCCGTAGACGTGCTCAGCCTCGAGGAACGTGTCCTGGCACACACCGAGGTAGAGGTCCCGCCCCGAGACGGTGATCACCTCCGGCCCGGGGTCGACGGTGTCGATGCGCCCGAGAAAGAGCGGCAACCAGTCGGAAGCCCCAGGCTCACGATCCGAGGGGGCGAGTCCCACCTCCACCCGGAAGAGCCGCCCCGGGTCCAGCAGCGGTGCGTAGGAGCCGGTGAGGTTGTTGGCAAGAGACTCCTGCATCAGCGGTGCGAGGGAGATGCCGTGCACCTCCCGGCGCAAGCGCACGGTGCCCTGTGCCACCGGCTGGTCGAGGGATTCGTCGACGGAGTATTCCTCGAGGAAGTCCCGGCCGAACAGCTTGGTGAGGTCGTGCCAGGTGCTGCCCACCAGGACGCGGACGCGGCCTCGCCGCGTGTACCCGGTGCGGCACTTCAGGAGGAACTGCTGTTGCTCAGAGAGCGGGCGCATGCCTCGGAGAAGAGGCGCGCGCCGAGTTCACACCCCGTAGAGGGTGAAGTCGAACTGCTCGACCACGCTGAAGAGGCGCGGGCCGGTGCGCCCGGCACCGCACAGGCCGATGCAGATGAGCCCGCCGGTGGGCATTCTCGTGCCACCCGTGAGCACCTCCGGCAGGGACGGGAACGCTCGGGTGGAGTGGAAAGCGTAAAGCGCGGGGGCCCATTCGTCGGGGATGGCGAATGGCAGCGCCACAACCTCGTCGAAGTCCCGGGTGCCGAGCACATGGGCGGTCAACCCGAGCCTACCGACGTCAACGCGGCAGGACTCAAACACGGATTCCCCGGGGGCGCCAAGGTTGCCATTTTCCCACTCTGTCCCATCGCTGCGCCCGATGCGATGCACCCACGTCCCTATGTCAGGGTTGCGAATCCACGCGAGCACTGTCCATGAAGCAGGGAACGAGAGCGGCCAGAAGGTATCCGTGGGGGCGCTGTCACTCAATCGGAGGGCGTACGACCCGTGACGCCCGGACACCCGGCTGTGGCCGCTGATGACGTCGGGTGCGGCGCCTCTGCTGGTGTAGAGCCAACTCGTGGCCGACGTGGTGTCCTCAAAGGAGAGCACGTGCCCCTCTCCCTCGATGAGCCCGCGCAGCGCGGTGGCGTAGTCCAACGGGAGGACGGCGCTGGTGGTGAACATGTAGTTGGCCTTCCTCACCGTCGAGGTGTTTCGCGCCCGGCCGTTGAGCGCGCGCGTCACCTCGCCCATGCGGACGGGCTCCCAGCTGGATGCCGTGCACCTCACCTCGACGCCGTTGATTGTCAGGAGGGCCATGGTCAGTTGTAGACGACGGTGTCGTAGTTGCGCCCGCGACCGCGCGTGCCGCGCTGGCGCATGGCGACGCGGTCGAGGCTGGCTTCCCAGGCGTCTGCGGCCGCGTTCGGGTCGATGGCGTTGATGACTACGCTCTCCACCACCACGCCAGGTGCTTCGTTCACCGTCGCCGGGGGGGAGGCGCTGGTGCCCGAGTTGCCACCGCCGGCGGAGGAGCCACCACTGCTCGGGGTGCTGGGCGTGGTGGTGGTGCCCTTCGCGTCCTGTGCGTTGAAGCGGCCGAGCGGCACTTTCCAATAGGTGGGAACGTTGGTGAGGGCCTCAGTCGCATTGTTGAGCGCGTCCACCGTTTTGTACGTCTGCTCAATCTCCTTTGCCTTCGCCTTCGCAGCGTCCCATGTGAGTCTCTCAAGGCTCACCATTGCATCCATCAGGCCGTCCGTGTCGGCCTTCGCTCCCTCCAGGCCGTCCGCCCAGTCGTTCAAGAAGTCGAACGGCTTGTCACCGAAAATGACAACCTTATTCGCGATGGCGCGGAAGACCTTCTGGATGACGCTGAGGATGCCGTTCCAGACGCTCTCCAGGCCGTAGATGATGCCCATGATGATGAGGCCCACCATCTTCAACACCTCGAACAGAGGCGGCAGCGTCTTCTCTGCAATCCAGACGAACGCTTGGATGATTGCCTCGATGGCTCCGCCGAACACCGCGAGGATGGGTGAGAGAATCTCCCCGATGAGGATGAGGAACGGCGCGAGCTGGCCGAGAGCCCGCCCAATCTGCTCGAGGATGGGCCCCAGGAACTGGCCCACCATGACGTCGAGCTGCAGCAGCGCTGCGACGAGCGGTTTCATCGGCTCAAGCAGTCGTCCGATGGAGTCGGCGATCTGCTTGATGGCGCCGTTCCCCATCTCGACGATGTCGACGAACGCCTGCGACCGCGAGAGCAGGTCCAGGATGACGGCGATGATGGCGCCCCAGATCCCGCCCATTTGGAATCCCTGGTAGGCGGATTCAGCAATCGCGTAGGCATCGCCGAGCCTCGAGAGGAACTTGTTAATCAGCGCATCACGCGCCTGCTGCATCCGATCCGCCATGTCCTTCGCGTTCTTGACGAGGGCGTCCTGGTACTCCTTTGCCCTCTTCATCGCTGGCTCGATGCTCTCTCGAAACAGGATGTCGAACTGCGGCCCCATGACGCTCTCACCAAGCCACTTCTGCTGGGCCTCAGCGATGCGCTTCTCCTGGAGCGCGTGCTCAACCATCATCTGCGTCACGTCGCGGACGGACTTCAGCGCTTCGCGTGCGAACGTCTGGATGTCGGAGAGGTTGTTGGTGGCCCCGACGTTCTCGATGTCGTTCTCCGACGGGGCTTGCGGCAACAGGGCCTTCATCTTCGAGGTGATGTCCTCGATGAACTCGCTGAGGCCGAGGTCTTTGTTGAGGAGAGCAAAGCCCCGCTTCGCAGAGTCGATGGCTGTCTTGAGGATGTCCGCGCTGACCGACGCACCGCCTGCGAGTGCATCTCTGGTGCGACTGGCAATTTCACTGACGCGGTTCAGCGCGTCCTGAGCAAAGCCCTTGCCGGCGTCCCACAACTCCTTTGAGCCCTTCTCGAGGTACTCCAACATCTTCTTGCCGGACGTGTTGGCCATGGCCTCGAACATGGCGGCCACGTCCTTCGCGCCGACGAACTTCGCCACCGGCGCGGCCATCTTGGAAATCCACCGCACCTGAGCGGCGATGAACTCGAATGCGACCTCCACTCCCCTTCGGAGGAAGCTCGTCAGGCTGGAGAAGATGTCGCCGACGAAGGTGGCGATGGTTTTGCCAAGCGCGATGGCGTCCTTTGCGACCTCGTCGAGCCACTGGGTGATGCCGCTGCCAGATTGCTCCCATGCATCACGGAGAACCGCAGTGAGCACTACGAGGGCACCCACGGCAGCCACCACGGCCAACACGGTGGCGGCCACACCTGCGAAGGGAGCCATGGTGGCGACCGCGTTTACGCGCATCGCCGCAAGGGCCGGTCCAATGTTCGCCAGGGTGGTAGGTAGGTTCTTGATTGCGGTCGCGGCAGTGGTGAGGGAAGTGGGGAGCGTCGTCCACATCTTCGCCGTGTCGCGTTTCCCAATGGCGGCGACGGCGTCGGCGGCCTTCACCGCTTCCTTGGAGATGCTGCCGAAGGCTTTCGTTACGTGCGGCGCCGCGGCGGCCCATGTCTTCGAGATGGCTACTGTCCCCTCCGCGAAGGACTTGCCGAAGACGATGCCGCGCTCGAGCGCCTTGAGTCCGGTACCGAGGATGAACGACCACTTCACGGCCGAGACGATGGCCTGCCGCTGACCGTCCGAGAGGTTGCGGTACCAGGCCACTGCCTCCTTGAGGAGGCGTGTCAGGTCCTTCACCAACGGGACAAGGTCCTTCGCAAACTCGATGGCCAGGGTGCGGGTGACGCCCTCCAATTCCTCCATGGCGTCGGCCATCTTCTTGTTGCCCTGAGCGCCGAGGATGAAGGCACCCGTGGCCGCAGCTGCGAGCGTGAGGAACCCGTCGGACATGTCGCCGAGGGCAGCAGCCCCCTTGCTGGCAAGCTCCTCAATCTCGTCGGCTGCCTCGCCAACAGCCTCGACGAGCTGCGAGAGATTCTTCACCGCATCGCCTATGGCCGCAGTGACGGAGACGTAGAGGTCTCCGACCTTGAGGCCGCCTGGGCCGTTGCCTCCTGACATGGTGCCGACTCCTCGAGAGCCCTACGTTGCGCAGTAGTTGGTGGTACGCGTGACGCGTCTACGGCCCGCCTCCGACCCGGTGCGCGGTGCCGCGCCGGTGTCGTGGACCTCTGCCTTCGCGTCTTGCGCTTCGAGCAGGTGGTCGGCGGCGATGGCGAGAATCCACCAGTACGGCTGAGCTGCCGCCTCCTGTTGCGTCCAGCCCTGCATTCTTGCGACCCGGACCTCCAGTGCTAGGTCTGGGTCGCTTCGGAGTTTCCCTGGATTCTCTCCACGACGGCGCCGTTCGCCCCGAGGGCGCCCACCACATCCTCCTGGATGTCCAGCAACCACTCGGCGTTCTCGACGAGGTTCTCGATGACCTCGGGATTCTTCCTGTCGTAGAGCGGGCGAACGCCATCTGGGGCATACAGAACGGAGGCCGCCATGCGTGCCATGAGCCTCATGGCGCAGCCCCCGTCCTTGGGCTTGTCCTGCTCGTCCAGTTCACCGGCCTTGCGAGCCTCCGAGAGAAGCATGGCCATGACGGTCCTGGGCGGGCGCCGGATGATGAGGTGAACCGCCTCGCCACCCACGTCGAGGGTAATTTCCTTGTAGAGACGGGGCAGGGGAGTGAGCTTGCTTTGCAGGTCGATACTCATGGGGTGAGTCTCCGGTGGTAGGGGAGATGGATGGGGACGTGGGTCAGATGGGGACCGGGGCCCCGTTGAACTTCAGGGGGTAGTTGAAGGACTGCGCCGTTCCGGCCTCGAAGTTCTTCTCGTCGGACTCGGCGTACACCTCGTAGCGCAGCCCCTTGCTGCCGGCTGCAGCGGTGGGGTTGGAGATGACGTGGATGAAGAAGGGGGTACGCGTCTTCTTGGCGTTCGCCATCACCTCCTGAGTCGCGCTTCCCGTCTTGCGCTTGCCCTCGATGGAGCCGCTCAGGGAGGACCAGACGGGCACGTTCTCGCTGTAGCCGGGGGAGTTGAGGAACTTCTCCTCCTCGAACTCGTCCGTGTCCGTCACGCCGAACTTGGTGCCGGCCTCGAGCTTGTTCGCGTCGGAGAGCGCCTCGTCGGCCGTGGCGGTGATGTGGATTGGAACCTTGTGAGAGATAACGAAGGACATGCATGCCTCACTTCTGGGGGAAGAACTTCGCGAGGGACTTCGGGAGTTGCGCTGCCACGCCCTTGCGCAGTTGCGCGCGCGCCCCGCGCTTCGCGGCATTTCGGAGCCAGTTGGGCGGGGGTTTCGTCTTCTCGCCCCAGTGCCAGCCCGCGTGAATGGGTCCGGCCTGGGGGTGCTCGTACCCTGTGGTCGCGGTGGTGCTCATGCGCTCGGGGTTGTGGTGGGGCAAGGCAACGAATGACGTGTCCGCGAGGTTGAGCGGGTCATCCGGAGCTCCGCCGCGGGGGACTGAGAAGTTGGCGCGGTCGGCGATGTTCTGGGCCACGTCGATGACGACGTGGTCCAGATCGCGCAACACGTCCTTGTACCGGGAGCGCAGCTTTTGGAGGTTGGAGTCGTCGAACTCCACCTTCACCCGGGCCCTGTAGTTGCGCGCCTTCGCCATGCTCCGGAGAAGGGGCGGCGTTCAGTCCGAGGAACTGGCGGAGAGGTACTCCAGGCTGACGCTGAAGCTCCAGCGCGGCCGGTCCTGCTCGTCCGGGCCGTTGTAGATGGGGGCCCCGTCCTCCGGGTCCACCGTCACGTACCCATCCGGGTGCAGGTCGTACAGCGCCGACCAGGCCGCGCGTGCGCGGGCGCCGTCGACCACGTAGCTGTTCGGTTCCCTGGTGCCTCGAACCAGCACCGACACCGACTCCCGGTGGTAGCTCTGGCCTGTATTGGCCAGGTACTGCTCCGGCTCCTCCGCCCCCGAATGGAGGCAGGAAATCATGGCGTCCGGAGCACTCGCCGGGAACGGGCCAGCGTAGATGGTGGGCGGGGTGCTGGTGGTGCTGCCCAGGCCCGCAGCCTCGAGCAGCAGCGCCACTTCCACCTCCACGTCGCGAAGCCTCACAGCGACACCTCGTAGTGGTCCACCTGTCCCGTCTCCAGGTCCACGATCGGGGCGGCCTTCAATGGCTTTCGGCTCGCGCCGACCTTCGTGTGGTCCTCGCCGGGTGGCCACACGATGTCGTCCACCGTCACCTTGGCGGTGGTGAGGATGAAGAACTCGGCCACCACCTGCCGGCCGTCCGCTGCGCGTACCATGCGGCCCGATGGCTCGCACCGGCAGGGGGCCGGGCCCGCGGGGCCGTACGTCTCCGTCCCTCGGAAGTCCGGCCCGGTACTCTTGGCGATGTAGAGCGTCTGCCGCATGTCCTCTGCGATGATGCTGCTCACGCCTTCCTCCGGTGGTGTTTGTAGTGGCGCCCGGCGAGCTGGCGCGCGAGCGTCGGGACGACGCTGGGGTCCGAGCGCCACGTTACGGAGCCGGCGCCCGCGGTGCGCGCGATGACGTTGGGGTCCCTCCCGGCCGGCCGGTACAGCGCCGCCAGGGTGATAAGCGCGGCCTCTTCCAGCTCGGCTGGGAGGTCGCTCTTCAGCGTGCTGGAGGGGTCAGCCTCAAGCACCGGCGCCACCTGGCCTGGAGTGCGCCAGCCGGCGTCGAAGCGGACGGTGATCAGCCCCGTGTCGTGCGACATCAACGCAGTGGACGAGATGCCCGTGGAGTAGGTGCCGGTGAACGGCCAGCCTCCTGTGCGTCGGACGAGGCGCCCCTGTGTCGGGCTCTCCAGGTGGTAGTTGCTGGCGTCCAACTCCGTGCCGCCCACGGTGACGCTCAGAACCCGTCGCACCGCACCCGAGGCGAGCCACAGGTAGACGCCACCCTCGCTGGGCACCGTCTCCTCCACGCTCTCGCGCAGGTGGGCGTCGTAGCCCAGCCAGTTGGCCAGGGCGAGGCTCGCCGCGGCAATGATGCCCGGGAGGTCCCCATCCGTCGTCGGTACCTTCAGGCGGTCGGCCGCGCGCTGCAGTGTCATGAAGTCGAATGGCGTGGGCACGGCTACACCCCACGTCCAGCGCGCGCGTGGGTGCGCAGCTCGGTGATAGGCGACATGGGATACCTGGAAACGAGAACCGGGGAGGCAGCCGGGAAGGGCCACCTCCCCGGCCGGGGACAGCAAGGGTGGGCTACTGCGCGACCGGCAGCGCCTCGTAGCCGCCGAGCGTCACGTGGGCGCTCACGGCCTGCCTGGGCGAACTGCCGCCGGTGAAGCCCAGCACCAGTTTCACGCGGCCGATGCTGTGGCCCTCGGGGAGCATGCCGAGGGAGAAGTCCTTCCGGGCGGACTTCTCGTCGCCGGTGAGGCTGACGGTGGCGCCGGGGTACTCCTTCCAGGCGGCGCCGTCGGCGGCCGTGCCAGCCGGGGCCGTCTCGAGGGTGAACACGTGGTTCTGGGCGGTGGGGCCGCCGCTGGCGGTGCCGCTCATCACCGTGAGGACGGCGCTGCGCGCCCCCTGAAGGCTGAAGGGGTCGCCGTCCGTGTACGTGTTTGCTGCCAGCAGCGATGGCGGGTAGCCCTTCGGGCCGGCAGTGTCCGCGACGTGACCGACCGTGGAGAGGGTCGCGCCGATGTTGTTGAGAGAGTGGTGCAGGGCCATGGTTCCTCTGGGGTACAGCGGGAAGGGAGGGCCGGGCCCGTGCAGCACCCGGCCCGCCAGCATCAGGCGTAGACGATGGAATCGATGACGCAGAACGTGCTGTCGTAGCGGAGCTTGAGGTCCACGTAGCCCACGCCCTTGAACGTCACGAGGTCGCGCGTGAACTTCGGCTCCGCCATCTCGATGAGGATGCCGGACTCGGGAGCCTCGCCGCCAAAGCCCATGCCGTAGCTCGTGGTGTCCCACAGACCGAAGATGATGAGGTCCTTGCCGCCCGTCCCCGCGCCGCTGATCGAGTCGGTGACGTAGTACGGGTAGCCGTTGAGCGTGCCGGCGTCGAGCTGCTGGCGGAAGATCCACCCGGCGCCGTCACGCAGCGACTTGAGACGCTCGAGCGTCTTGGAGGAGAAGACCCAGCCGGGCTTCGCGCCCTGGAAGGGGTGCTTGCTCTCGCGGACGATGCGCTCGGCCTTGTCCAAATCACCGATGATCGCCTCTCGGTTGGCCTGGGTGTATGCGGCGGAGGCGTTGAAGACGTTCGCCTTCTTCACCTGGCGGATGAGCCCCGTGGGCCGGGGGCCGCTGCCGTCACCGATGAGGCACTGCTGGTCGCTCTTTACGCCCATGGCATTGAGCAAGTCGGTGGTGAAGGTCTCCTCGCCGCCCGCGAAGGTGGGATCGCGCAGCATGTCCCGCGTGGGCTCGATGATGCCCATGATCTTCTTGGGGGCGAGCACCACCATCCCCGTGTCGATCTCGCTGGCGGTGGGCTCCTGGCCAGGCTCGACGAACTCGGCCTTGGCGCCCGAGTTGAGGCGGCCCAGGTTTTTGCGCGCTCCGTGCACCGCCTCCGGACGGGCACCTGCCTGCAGCACCACGGTGGCGTCGTACAGAATGCCGATGACGTCAGTGGCGTAGTCCTCGCCGAGCAGCGAGCCGCCCGCAGAGAACAGGGCGCCGGTGGGGCTACCGCTCTTGGCGACGAAGAGGGACTGCGCCTCGGTCGCCGCCTTCACGCACGCGTCCGACAGCGCCTTGGGTACCAGGCCGGACTCGGCGGCGAGCTGGAGGTAGCTCGCCTTGGCGGCCAGCCCCATGAGGGCGCGCAGCGCCTTGCGCCGCTCGGCGGGCTTCATGCCCTTGGCGGTGGCAGTGGGCTGGATGGCGGGTTGTGCGGCCTTGATGGCGGCCACCGTCTCCTCCACGCGCTTGGCAACGATGGCCTCGAGCGCCTTCTGCTGCTCGGGGGTGAACAGGTTCTTCATGCTGGTGTCCTCGGGTGAGGGGTACGCGGTAGACGGAGGGGAGAAGGGGCGGGGCTCATGTGCAGAAGAGGAATCGGGTGCGCCCGCTGGCGCTCTTCTGTTCCTCGGGCCTTGGCTCGGGCTGTTCGGTGTCGGCCGCCTTGGGCTCCGTCTCGGTGTCCGCCGGCTGCTCCTCCGTCGGCGTCTCCTCGGAGGACTTCGTCAGCGACGCCTGCAGCTGGGCCAGCGCCTCCATGCAAGGCTTCATCGCCTCGGTGACGGCGGCCTTGATGGCGTCGAGCGTCTCCTGGTCGAGCGCCTTCGCCTTCGTGGGCTCACCCTCCGTCGGCGGCTCGGTCTGGGTCTCCTCGTTCTTTCCGTTCGTGTTCTTCACGCGTTGGGCCTCCCTCACAGCGGGGACGTTGGTGATGCTCAGCTCGCAGAGCTCCGCAGAGAGGTAGTCCCACCCCCCCTCGTCGTTGTTCTCGAAGTCGTCGATGATGAAGCCGATGGAGCACGTGCGCAGGGTGCCCTCGGCCACGAGGGCGGACACGTCGCGCGCCAGTTGCGTCACCTCGGAGAAGGTGATTTCCGCCAGCCACTCCTCGCCCTCCTGGTACACGCGCGCGGTGCCGATGGCGGGCTCGCGGTCGTTGTGGTTCCAGAGCACCACCGGGTTGCTCGCGTAGGCCTCCACCTTGAGCGCGGTGGGCAGCATCCTGTCGAGGTGCCGGTCCAGCGTCGCCGCGGTGATCCGGAAGACGGGCTTGCCCGTGGCCTGCGCTCCGGCACCCTCGGCCTTGCGAACGAGCTGGCCGATGGCCTTCACGCGAAGTGGCTGCTTCGGGGTCGTGGTGGGCTTCGTCATGTTGGCGGAGAAGGGTCGGACTCAGTCAGCCGCGGGCCCGCGCGGCGGCGGCGGGTTCTTCGGTTCGGTGGGGTGCTCGTCCTGGACGGGCTGAGCACCGGGCAGCGGGAGGAATCGCTTCCCCTCCAGCTCGGGGTCGGCCGGGTAGCCAGCGAGCTTGCGCAGCTCGTTCATCGTGAAGGCCGGGTTGGGCGCGGCCGTCATCGCCGCCAGGGCCCGCTCGAAGGCCTGTGGGCGCGGGTCGTCGAAGTCCAGCAGCGCGTCTGGGTCCACCTTGGGGACGAGGAACTTCTGGAAGCCTGCTCGGAGGAAGTCCAGCACCGGCAGCACGGCATGCTCGGCGAGGTTGTACTTCGCCTCCTCGGAGGTGGCCCGGGTGGAGCTGGCCAGCTTGCCGATGATCTCCGGGTTGACGTTGTAGCTCTCGCGCATGAAGTCCCGGAGGGCTTGCTCTATCTGCAACGTCTGCATGTTGCGGTTGTTGGGCTGGATGACGGTGGCCGTCGTGTCACCCGCCACGAAGAAGGGCTTGCCCGCCTTGTCGGGCGAGCCGTGCTCCGTCTGGAAGCGCTTGGTGGCGTCCTCCACCAGAGACTCCGGGGGCAGTGTCGCCGCCTCGTCGGGTTTGATTCCCACGATGACGTCGGGGAACGGACCCCGCTCGAAGCCCGCCTTCATGGACGTCTGGATCGCCTCGGAGGTGTCCAGCTCATCGCCGAGAGCCAAGCCTCGCCCTGCTCCGCGCCCCTCCGGGTTCTCTGGGTCGAGGTGCTTCAGCCAGATGATGTCCGTCTCGGGGATGGCTCCGCTGAAGAGGTTGTAGCTCACCTGGTAGGAGGGCTGCTGCTCCGTCGGCGTGGTGAGCACCGCGTGCGGCGGCAGCACCTCGAAGCCCACCACCGTCCCGTCCTCGGCGCGGCGCAGCCAGAGGAAACACTCGCCCGGCCCGTCGAGGTAGATGCACATGAGCTTGCGTACCTCGAGCCCCGGGTGGCGCGGGCTCGGGTCCTCGATGAGGCGCTGCACCAGGTGGCCTTCCACCTCAACGATCTGTTTCGACTCCAACGCCTTGCGGCGCAGCGCCGCGCGCTCCTCGGGCGTGGCGTGCTTCCACGAGTACGAGAGCGCGTGGGCGTCGTCCTTATTGACGGGTTTGTAGACGCGCCACCGGACGCGGGCGGCAGCTGCGGCTTTCGTCTCCACGGGGACGCGCAGCCCCGCGTGGTCCTTGTAGTAGCGGCACCAGACGCGGCTACCGCGCCGGACACCGAAGGGCTGGAGCGGGACGCCGCGGGGGAGCGCGCGAGAGGACTTGCCGGAGCCGGTCCACAGGGCGCCGAAGAAACGCTTCACACGAGAGAGGAGGCCAGCCATGCCCAGGAGAAGGGGCGCGCGGACTACTCCTCTCCCTGCTCGGCCTCGTCATCGTCGGGCGTCTCGGCATGCTCCTCGGTGCCCCGCCCGCGCCACGTCTTCACGAGGTACAGGTAGAGCGGCCACACCATGGCGTCGACGCGGTTGTCCTTCCCTCCGGCTTTGCCGGTGAACTTGCTCAACTCAGCCTCGAGGTCGTGGTGCTTGCCCACCATGTGCACGCAGGGCGGGACGGCCTGGGCGAGCGACGCCACGGGGCGCGCGCGGTCCGCCTTGGACTCGCTGATGTTCCGCCTTCCGCCAGCTCGCCGCAGCATGACGGGCACCTTCGCGTTCTCGGTGCGGATGGTGTGTTTGACCATCGTCCCGCCCGTGTTGCTCTCGGCGAAGATGAACGACTTGTTCGGCGGCGCCATGTCGCGCCAGGCCTGAAAAAGCTTCACTGCCGCCCGGGCCCACTCCGCTGGGTTCGCCGTGCGCATGGAGGCGTCCTTGAGGATGTAGGCGTGATCGAGCCCATCCCCCTCTCGGCGGATGCCTACGGCGCAGATGCCCACCATGTCTGACGTGTCCTTATCGCCAGACGCCGGGTCCACCGACACCACCAGCATGTCGAAGAGCGGGAGCTCCTTGCCCTCGCTGTCGGTGCGCTTCGGGATGAGCTCCCAGCGCTTCACGCGCGAGCCCTCCCAGTTGACCGCCCCGAAGATGCTGGCGTCCAGGTCGCCGAACACCAGCGCGCCCATGTGCTCGCGCAGGGCCAGGACGTCGCCGCCGGCGACCATCGCCCGCCACTGCCGAACGCTGTCCTCGTCCAGATTGGCCGCGTTGTCGAAGGAGCTGGAGCGCGCGAGCACCAGGCCCTTCTTCTCCTCCAGCAGCTTGCGGAAGACAGGGGTGGGGGCGGGGGTGGTGGTGACGACCTGGCGCGCGGGAATGTTCCGCTGGCGCATCCGCCGGGTGACGTGGCGGCGCGTCTTCCGGCACTCCTCGAGCACGGCCGGCGCCTTCTCCTCGCCAGGCCAGGCCACCATCTCATCCAGCCACTCCCACGAGTAGCCCGGTCCGCGCAGGCGGTTGGCGTCCTGCGCGGGTATCCAGAACGCCTTGGCCCCGTTCGGGAAGTGGAGCTCGTGCGCGGCCCAGAGCACGGCGGGCTGAAACCAGGGCGGACACAGGGTGAGAAGGCCACTGGGCCCCTCGAGCATCGTCTGCACGATGTCGCGCAGGGTGGGGCCCACCAGGAGGATGCGGGCCTCGGGGTCCTCCATGGCCTCCTGGATGGTGGCGCAACTGCCGGCGTGCGTCTTCCCGGCACCACGCCCCCCGCAGAAGAACCACGTGCGCCAGACGCCGGGTGGGGGCTGCTGCACCGGGCGGAGGCTGAACCGGGGCCAGAGCGCCAGGGCCAGCTTCTCCTCGGCGAAGTGCAGGCCGAGCAGCTTATCGAGCTCCGTTACCCCTCCGTGGACCCGCTGGGCCTCGAGCGCCACCTTCTCGAGCAGGGAGTACCGGCCCACCGTCTCAGGCGTGCGAATGGGGAGCTTCGCGAGATCATCACGGAGCTGCATCGCCGCCCCCGCTGTCCGGTGCCGGAGGTGGGGCGGCAAGGGCCTCGCGCTCGGCGTGGTCACGGAGGAAGCGCTGGAGCTTCTCCTCGACGATGCGCACCGCGTCGTCCGGCGTCAGGGCAATGAAGCCCGCGGCGCCCGTCCCCCCGGGGCCGCCCGCCGGGACACTGTAGTTCTTCGGGTCGCTGACGGTGAGGCGCCACTTCCACCACGCGGTGCTGGCCTTGGTGCCGGCCGCCAGCTTGTCGCCCGTCTTCCGGAGCCACCGCTGGAAGCTCGTGCGCGCGTACTCCACCTCGACATAGAGCCGGGTGTAGTCGTCCGTCCGCCCCTCGTCCGCATGCGTCTTTCCGCGCTGGAGCCACTGCCCGAGCGCGCCCTCCGTGGCACCCACCCGGGCGGCGGCCTCGCGCAAGGTGTCGCCCTCGGCCACGGCCCGGGCGAGCACCTCTATCCATTCCGGCTGCAGCGTGGAGCGCGGTCCGGGGAGCCGCAGGGGGCGGTAGCCGTCGAGAGGGTCCGTCAGCTCGACGCCCTCGGCGTCGGCCGCGTCCTCTTCCTCCTGCCTGTCTCTCCTCGGCCGCGCCATGCCCTGGAGAAGGGGCGGGTTCGCCCCTCCCGGGGGCTTACGTCAGGCGTCCGCCGGGGCAGGCTTGACGGCGAGGCTCTCGAGCAGAGCTCTGGCCGCGGCATCGATGAGCTGCCGGACGGGGTCGTTTGGCTCAACGTTCAGGACGAGCGCACGCGCCTCCGCCAGGGTGCGCGCAGCAGAGGTGAGGTCGACGGGCGCCTCGGCCAGCTCCTCGTCGTTGGGCGAGATGTTGAGGGTATCGACGGTGGCCCTGGGCGGGTCGAGCTTCTCCAGCAGGGAGACCGCCGTCCCCAGGGTGGCGACGAGCGAATCGGCTCGGCCCTCCAGCCGGGACATGGTCGCCTCGGCCTCGGCGGCTTCGACGGTGATGGTGAACTCCCCCGCCTTCAGGCCCTTGCCGCTCCTGCCCACTGCCTTGCGACGCTCGTGCTCCGCGATGATGGCCTGCGCCGCAACCTCCCAGCGCTCCTGCGTCAGGGCACGGCTGCCGGCCGGATGGTCGCTCAGCTCGTTCCAGGTCGGGATCGGCCGCCCATCGAAGGTGGCCCACCGGCCGAAGGGGCCCGGGTGGTTGCCGTATGCGTCGAAGCCCACCTGTCCGAAGCTCGTCGGCTCGGCGGCGGTGGCGGGGGTGCTGTTCGTCGGGGTCGTCATGGGTGCCCTCCTGGGCGGTTGGGGTGACGCCGACGAGAAGGGGCGTCAGAGGCCCGCCACGCCACGCGCGCGCAGCTCCATCGCGAAGCACCACCTCGCGGCGCCCACGGCCCAGCGGCCCGCCTGGGGATTCAGAGACCCCAAAAAACAGGGGGGGTCGGCTTACAGATCGCCGGGATTTTCGGGGAATTTCGCCGCGCGAAATTGCAGGGCGCCGAGCAATCCTAAATTTGGCCCGCAGGCCGGTTTTTGGGGGTGGGGGTCCCACACGCGGGGCATTTCAATCCCACTGTACGTCCCGGCATGTAGGACAACCGCGCTGCCGCGCCTCCGCCTCTTCTTCCTGGGCATGAGCACGCCGTCCCCCGCCTCCGAGCCCAGGCTCTCCCCGTGGATCCCCTTCGCGCTGTCCGTCGCGCTCGGCGCTGCGCCGGGGCTCTTCGCTCTCGGGCGGTACTCGCGGGATGTGGATGACCTGCGCGGGCAGGTGGCCGAGCTTCGGGCCTGGAAGGAAGCCACGGGCGCCACCCTCGCCGAGATGAAGGCCGACACCAAGGCGACTCGTGAGGACGTCGCCGCCATCAAGCAGGCGCTGATGAACGCCGGTGCCGCCACGCTCTGGCCGCCTTCCGCCTCCGCCTCCTCGCGCGCCCGCTGACCCATTCACCCGGGCCGGGCATGCCGCCCGCCCACAACCCAGGAGCAGTCCATGTCCGAGCAGAAGCCCACCATCGGGCGCGTCGTCCACTACGTCCTCGGCGAGGAGGCCGGTAGCCGCAAGGGAGAGGTCCGGCCCGCCGTCGTGGTCGCCATGCGCCATCCCGAGATGCCCAACCTGCAGGTCTTCCTCGACGGCCCGAACGACCAGCCGGGCACCTTCACGCAGGGGAGCAGGCTCGACGGCTCCAACCTGTGGCGCGGGAGCGTGCCCTTCGGCGGGCCCGACCAGCCGGGGACCTGGTTCTGGCCCCCGCGCAGTTGAGCCAGTCGCTGCATCGTCTCGGGCCCGGACTCCACCTCGGAGCCGGGCCCTTACTTTTGGTGCTCGACATCTCTGGTGGATCATCGGCCGACGGCAAGCATAACCATGTAGAACTGTTGGTGTTTTGGTCGCCTACCCCAGTCGCTTCGGCCCTGTGGATCATCGGGCCCGCTCAGGCGCGACACAGGCTCCGGACGCTGCCGCTCCTTCTCGTGACCGGGGCACACCAGCCCCCTCACAACACGGAGCGCCCATGAGTCGCCTGTCGCTGTCTTCCCTCGCCGTCCTCACGCTGCTGTCCCTGTCCAGCCCCGCTCTGGCCGACACGAGCCCGCCCGCAAGCACCGGCGCGGCCACCGTCACCGCGCACCTGGTGCAGCAGGCCCAGGCCACCCCTCCCGCGGTGCTGAAGGCCCTGGAGCCACCGTCCATGCCCGACACGGCCCCGCCCACCGAGGTGACGCTCGGTGAGGTCGTCAAGCTGATTGCCCAGGCGGTGGCCTCGCGGAACTGGGGCCTGCTCGCGTGCGCCCTGGTTCTCGGCGCCGTCTACGTGGTGCGTCGCTTCGGTGCGTCCCGGGTGCCTTGGCTGAGCTCGGACGCGGCCGGTGTCGCACTCTCGGTGGTGGCTGCGGCCGCGCTCCAGCTGTCCGCGGCGTTGGCGTCCGGCACGCCCGTGACGCTCGCCCTGGTGCTGGGCATCCTGCTCACCGCGGCGGGCGCCTCGGGCCTGTTCAGTTGGGGGAAGAAGCTGACCGCCGCGGCGAAGACCTCGAAGGTGGTCGCCCGGCCCGCGACGCGCTGACCTGGCGCACCTCATGAAGCACGAAGGGCCCGGTCTCCGTCTTGGAGCCGGGCCCTTTTGCTGCTAGCACTGAACGCCTGATGCGGCCGGCGAGGGGGGCTTGGTGATTCTGCGCTTTGAGGGAGCATAACCTGTGGAGCGTTAACGACCATGCGGTCGCGCCTCCATGGCAGATGGGACATGATACCAACCTTCATCAAGAGGCTCCGACGCGAGGTGCTGCTTGTCGCGATGAATCTGGGACATCCACGCTTCATTCGTCGGCAGCTTGCTCGACGCAGAAGGCGTGAAGTCAGTGCGGCAGGCATGAAGGCTCGATTGAGCCAAATCGACATAGGCAAATCAAAGGAGGTGTTGGCTAGATACCGCGAGACGCTAGACAGCGTCAGGAACGCCGAGATGCTTGCGCAGCTAAATCCGGGCGAGTTTCATGGTGATGAGCTGGCCAGCCTAAAGCGTGCTCGTCAGGCCTTAAACGACACTACGCTCGTGGTCGCGGAGCAGGAGGCGCATGTTGCATCCGTCGAGCAACTCAGGAGGGAGCTTGATGATCTTGAGGATGGCGAGCGATCCTCGACCCGTAAATACAAGAGACTCGTGTTTTATTGGAACATCCTTCTGACAATGCTTGCGCTTTCGCTTGTCTCGTCGATAAGGAAATCAGGTATTGTTCCTTGGTTTATCATCTACGTCGCCTCCGGAGGATTGGTGGCTAGATGCGTGGGGGTTTCCGTTGCGCTGGCGTCCGGTGTCGGTCTTTACTGGCTGAGAAAACGCTCACGAAGATTGTACGCCGCTCTCGAACTCGGCTTTGCTCTCATGGCTGCGTGGACGTCGCTGGGGTACTCGACTCTACTTAACGAAACAACCAAACAGGTGTCGATTATTGGTGCGATTTATCTCATTGTGCGTGCGCTCGATAACTTTGCCCAGGGGCAGAAGGCAGTCGAGGAACTTCACAAGAGACGTGTGAATTTGGCTGCGTTGCGCTCACGCAAGGCGAGCACCGTCGGCTCCCTCGTGCGCCCGCCCACAGAGTCATGAGACACTGAGAATACTCTGCAATCAAGCACCGCCGAGGCGGGTGAATGGCATCTAATTAACGCTGGGCCGTCACTACATGCGGCCTACTCCTTCTTCACCATCAGTGGATGGTGTCGGCATGTGTCTCCGGCCGTGTCAGGACTGCGTGGGCGTTGGTTTCTTGGTTGTCAGGAGGATGGTCATCCCAACCGCTACGGCTGTTCCGACGTAGCATGCTCGGCCCATGCTATCGCGTACCTCGTCCGGACCTGGGGATTGCCATCCAACTCGCAGGCCGCCTGTCGCGGCTCCACCTCTGCGCCCTCCTGATGCACGAAGGGCCCGGCCTCCACCTCGGAGCCGGGCCCCTTCCATGCTTTCGGGGTGTTCAACGGCACGAGCGCCGCGCTACTACAGTCCCTGCTCCTGGTTCGTCTTCCGCATGGGGTCAGGCAGTACCTCGGGCGGCACGAACCAGATGGGGATGGCGCGGGCGGGCGCGGTGGTGATCACTCCCTTCGCGTTCAGGACCAGGTTGGCACCGGCGAGCCCCAGGGCAAGGCGGAGTTGCTCCACGTCCTGGCCGCTGAGTCGGCCGGAGGCGAGTCTCTCGATGATGGCCCCCAGGTTGAGGGCAGGGAACGCGGCGGCAGTCTTCGCGCGGAATGAGGGAGCGGTGATGGCACTGCGCGCCCGGCTGAGCACCTTCGCATCAGGGAAGAGGCTCGGGCCGTAGGCGGGGGAGGTGTCCCAGTCCGCGTGGTTGGCCTTCCACTTCTCGACCAGGGCGAGATGGTCCACGCCGGCACTCCCGGAGCCTCCACTTCCTCCACCGCCGCGGCATTGCTCGGTGTGGTTGTCGCGGAGCTTGTCCATGGCCCCGCCTCGTGCCTCCGCCTCGTCGGTGACGAGGGGGGCCCGCTCTGGCTCCCTTGCGGCGGGCTCGGCCGTCTCCAAGGTGTGCATGCCGTCTTTCCCGGCCATGTGGACGAGGAGGGGGCCAGCGCCCCCCAGCGCCCCGAGCACCTGCACCCGGCGGAACATCGTGAGCTGGAGCCAAGCGGTGATGCAGGAGAGGTCCTGCGGCGTGAGCCCGGGGTTGACCCGGGCGATGGTCTTCGTGATGGCGTCCGACCTCGAGCAGATGCGGCCCCATACCTCACTGTTCAGCCCGGGCATGGGCGTGTCGGGGCCGAGGGCCGCGACCGCCGCCGTGGAGGTGAGGAGGGACAGGCTCAACAGCAGGGGTAACGCTCTCTTCATGGTGTCTCCTGTGCGCCCCCAGCGCGCGGAGTGCGCCCGGGGTCCACGGAGAGAAGAGGTGCCCGTCAACCGCGCGGGGCCGCGCTCCCGGTGCCAGCGCAGGTGTCGCAGGACGTGGGGACGAGGCACGTGCCCCCATCCAGCGGCTCGCCGTCCCCGGTGCCGCCGCAACTCTGGCAGCGCCCCACGCCCATGGCGGCGGCCCGGTGGGCGAGGAAGAGCTCCCGCTCGAGCTGCGAGCGCATGCCCCCGGCGTCCACGCTGAGTAGCCGCTCCTCGTGGCGGAGGCTGGTGGCGTCCCGGTGCCGGAGAGCCCAATCCTCGTATGCGGCCTGATCGAGCGTCACCCTCTGCAGCTCGGCCTCCGCGGTGGCGAGGCGGGCCCGGACGTCGGCCTGGCGCGCCTCGAGGCCCTCAGCCTCCGGCCGGAGACGCTCGGCGCCGATGGGGTCCACCTCGGCGAGTTCGGCCAGCAGCTGGGCCAGGGTGGGCGGGGTAGGGGCGGACGACGGGGTCGGGCAGGGCATGGGGCTCCTCCGGGGAGGGGGGGGGTGGAAAGACACGAGCCCCGGAAGGAGGGGGGATGTCCTTCCGGGGGTCGCGGAGGCCGGGGCTAGTCGGCCTCTATTCGTGGGACCATGTGGGGTGGCACTCGCCCTTCACCCCGTGCTCCGGGCAGTGCCACTTGTACCAGTCGCAGCGGCATTGCTTGGCCACGGCCTTGTCGCAACACCGCCGGATGCTTCGGAGGTTCCCGGGGCCGAAGGGTGACTTGGGCTCTTCGGGCTCTGGCACGCCCATCAACTTCCGGAGGCGCGGGGTGAGGAACATCGGCATGCCGGAGAGAAGGGGCGGGCCGTGGCGTCCCTGGACATGGACGGACAGGCACCACTCGTGCACGCATCCCTGCCTGCGACGCCTTCCTCCCGCGTCGCGCCGAGGAACACGATGCGACCCTACTACTCGAACGACTCCGTCACCCTGTACCACGGCGACTGCCGCGACCTGTCGCTGGACCCCCTGTCTCACTCCGTGGACCTGCTGCTCACCGACCCGCCCTACGGCATGGCCTACGAGGGGAGCAGCGCGGGCGGAGCGCCCATCCGCGGGGACGGCTCGCGCCAGGGGGTGCGCGTGCTGCGCCAGGCGCTCTCCGTCGTTGGCAGCGTGCTCGCGCCGGACGCGCATGCCTACGTCTTCTGCCACTGGGAGAGCTGGCCCGACTTCTTCGACGCCGTCTCCTGCCACGCCCGGGTGAAGCAGGCCCTCATATGGTGGAAGGCGCGTGGCGGCTCCGGCGACTGCGCGGCCGGGTACGCGCCGGACTACGAGGTGGTGCTGTACGCGTCCGGGCCGAAGCGCCGGCCGCTCGCCGGGAAGCGCCACGGGGCTGTCCTGAAGGACTTCCCGCCGGTGCCCCCGCGCCAGCGCACGCACCCCACGGAGAAGCCGGTGCCGCTGCTGGCCCACCTGATTGGGAAGTCCTGCCCGGCGGGCGGGCTGGTGTTGGATCCCTTCGCTGGCACCGGGGCCACGCTGGTGGCGGCGCAGCAGCTCGGCCGCCGGGCCGTGGGTGTTGAGCTCGAGGAGCGCTACTGCGAGGCGGCCGCACGCCGGCTGGAGCTCGCCGCAGGAGTGGGGCCCAGTCGCGCGGCGTGAACCAGGTGCTGCTCGCGGTTGTGGGCCGGGTCAGCTCTGGGTGGGCTGCTCGTCCCTCTGCTCCTGCTGCGCACCGGCGGGGACCTTGTTGAGACGGACGACTTCCGGGGCCCGCTGCTGCTTAGCGGGTTTCGTGCTCTGCACGGGTGGGGACGGCGGGGGTTGCGGACGCGGCCGGGCTTGGCGCTCGCGGCGCTGGAAGTCGCGGAACGTGACAGGGAAGCCGTACTTGACGGCGTTGTTGGCCGCCAATGTCTCCATGCGCTCTACGTAGCCGCGCAGCTTCTCCACCTGCTCGGGCGTGGCGCCCGCCTCGGGACACATCTCGTCCACCATGGCGTCCATGTAGTCGAGGAGGGCCTCCCACTTCTTGATGCTCTTCCAGTAGGTGGTGGCGGGGTTGTCCGTGCTCATCGCGGAGGAGTGTTCCACCGGGCCCAGGGTGGAAGCCAGCGCGCCGACCTGGCCGCAGTGGAGCTCCATCCCAGTACCGCCGCAGGCGTCGCCGGGTGGCCTGCAGTTGAATGTGCCCGCGTCGATGCGCTCTCCCTTGCCGCTGCCGCACGTCCGGCAGCGCTTCCGCCCGGGGCTGCCGTCACACCTCCGCATGACCCCGCGCTGCTCCCTCCACTCTCCCGCGCGGGAGACCGGCGGAGTTCGCGCGGGATGCTCGCGGGGAGAGATGCGCCTCCAGCTCCCAGGGGACGGTGAATACCCACCGAGGGACAGCGTCGGTGCGGGTGAGGTACAACCGGGCGCGGGAGGGCCGCGCCTTGTCGAAGGACCAGCACCAACGGGTAGTCCAGCTCGGGCCGTACCAGCTCGGGCCGAGGTACAAGCACACAGGAGAATTTGGTCGCATTTTTCGGGCTCGCCGTGCCGAAACTGGAGCCCCAGCGCTGGTTCTCCAGCCGACCGCGCGTCAGGCGGAGGACGCGCCGCTGACCGACTGGCAGGTGCGCCTCACTTCTTCCGTGGCGCCTGCGTACTTCGCGCTCGAGGTGGAACGTCCGCCGACGTCGGCTCACCCGGTTGATGCTGCCGAGGAGCTCGGGTTTATGGTTGAGGACGCAGAGCGCGTGCTGCAGGTGGCCATGATGCGTCCAGGGACGCTGGAGTTCTTGAGCACCCCGCCCCATCGGCCCCGCGAGAGTGCCCCGCGAATCCAGAGCCGGCGTCGCATCGCGCTGGCCGCTGGGATCGGTGCTCTGGTCGCCGCGGCCTTGTTGGCGTTCACCCACCGCGCGAGTCCAGGTGTCCAGGTGGTCGTAGACGCTGATGCAGAGGGGGCGGGCACGGGATGGGGCGGTTCGGGAAACGTGGCCGATGATGTGGTGCTCACCAGCGCGACGGACACCGAGCCCATTGTGCTGGCCCGTCCGATGCCGAAAAGCCCCTTCGACAACCAGAAGCGTCCGCCGTGCAAGAAGCCCGTAGAGGTGGAGGCCTTCGGCGGGTGCTGGGTGCCGCACGAGATCCGTGCCCCGTGCCCGGACGACCTCTACGAGCGTGAGGGGAAGTGCTACCTGCCGGCCGCGAAGCCGAAGGCCACTCCCGCCGCCGTCTCGCTCCAACCTCTTGCGGTCCAGTCGGAGTAGTAGTAACGATTTGACCCAGTTTCCGACTTACCTGCTGTTGGACCATCGCTGAATTGCGGCAGCGATCCCATCGGCAGACCACCCAACCAAGGGGGCTCCACGCCTAGTGGCCGCCCCTTCTCTAGACCGGCCCACTGGTACGTCCACGGGCTCGTCGGCAGCGCCCCGCCGGTGCCCGCAATCACCGGACGGGGCGTTTGTTTTTGGGGTGCGCGGTGGAGCAGGTCGGTGGTGTCCAGCCTCCTCACTTAGCCGTCTTTACCGGCGTGTCTGCCGCTCGTGTCGGCCGCGCGTCGGCGGTGCCCCGACTGGTGCCCGAGAGCACTGTCGGGACGCCGTTTCCCCTTCAGAAGCTGCGCAGCTCGCGCACGCGCCGCGAGTGCTGGAACTCACGTGCGTCCGGGTCTACGGCGACCTGTCGCACGGAGTACCCGACAACCTTCGTCACCACCGCTCGAGTCGTCCGAGGCGCGAGAGTCCGCATTCCGAGACGGGGCGGGCCAACCGGTGGATGGCCACGGGTTCCAATCGCCAGCACACCTGTCGTTACGCATCAAACGGCGTGGCACGGAGATTGTTAACAGGAGGACACCAGTCACGGGCGGGTAGGGCGAGAAGAAGAGGGGGCGAGGAGGGGGGAAGTGGAGACCTAACCGAGCGGCGCAGCGCGCTCACCGAGCGCAACGGGAGGCGTCTGCTCATTTCGAGTGAGGGCATCATGAGTAGTTGCAGCTACGACGCAGGACACCCTCGATTGGTGCGTTCGGAGCCTTCGAGTGTTGTTGAACGGGCATGGACCGTTAAGGACGTGTGCCGCTTCACTGGAATGGGGAAGACCTGGGTCTATGAGCAAGTCGCGCTCAATCTTCCTGGGGGACTGCCCGTAAAGAGAGTGGGTTCCCGCCTGCGCTTCGACCCGGTTGAGGTACGCCGGTGGTGGAGCTCTGGCGTCGTGGTCGCTGGTAGCAGACCAAGGACGAAGCGAGAGAAGCACGTCGAGGGGGTGGCGAGTTGACTCGCGCCTACTTCCGCTACAAGCGTGGTCGGGCGGGAAAGAAGGAGGCACCGGTCAACGGGACCTGGTGGGTGGACTACCGTGACGGCGCCGGGCGGCGGCGGCAGGAGCGGACCACAGCGCGCCTCAAGGCCGAGGCTGAACGCGTTGCACAGGAGCTGGCGGAGAAGGGTTACCGGCAGCGCAAGGGCTTGGAGGTAGAGGGGCCAACGCCGGTGACCTTCGCGGAGACGGCCAAGCGCTACCGCGTCGGAATCAGGCACCTGGAGTCGTATCCAGATGTGGACGCGCAGCTTCGGCTCTACCTTGAGCCCATTCTCGGCAAGAAGTTCCTCGCGGAGATCACCCCGGCGGACGTAGATGCGTGCATAAACCGCTATCGCGACGAGCTTGCGCCCGCCACCCTCAAGGCCCTGCAGACTCGCATAGGGGCGGTCTATCGCTGGGCCATCCGGAAGGCGAAGTTGTACCGGGGCGACAACCCTGTGCACGAAGCCACGAAGGTGGATGTCCCAGAGCGGCTTCCACGCTTCCTGACCGTGGAACAACTCGAGCGACTTTTCGACGCAGCCGGAAGTGACCGTGTCATCCACCTCTTTGCCTCGCTCACTGGTATGCGGAAGGGCGAGGTAGCTGGACTCATGTGGAACCTCGTAGACATGGAGCGCCACCTGATCACTGTGCGCTACTGCTACGACCGTCCCCGCACGAAGGGACGCAGGGACCGGATTGTCCCAATCCACCCGGAACTGCTGCCAGTGCTCCGCGAGATGCAGCGCACCGCTACTTCGCCGTGGGTCTTCCCGAATCCATCCGGCGGCATGCGGACAGAGGACTGGGACGCAGCTGCCAACTTCAAAGCCGCTCTCGTGCGAGCAGGACTCGTGGATGGCTATGAGTACCTGTGCGTCACCCGCGGGAAGCGGAAGAGCTGCGGATACCGCGAGGTTCGTCAAGAGAAGAAGCCGGCGGTGTGCCCGCAGTGTGGCATGCGGCTGTGGCCGCGCGGCCTTCCCCTGAACTTCACCTTCAAGGACCTGCGCAGCACCTTCGCCACTCACCTGGCGGAGATGGGGGACCTGCGGCTGGTGCAGCGGTTGCTGGGTCACGTGCGTCCTGAGATCACCGAACGTGCCTATGCAGCGGCGCGTGTCGAGTACCTGCGGCGAGGCGTTGAGGGGCTGCAACTGACGAGGGACAAGAGCGGGACACCGCGACTCGCCGCGAGCACTACGAACATCAACGAGGTACAGAAAGGATAG